TATATTATCTGGATGAAAAGGTGATGGATCATATCCACCATTCTCATTTCTTTGCCAAGATGTCTCTACGTCTACTGTTGTTATCATGCTTCCATCTTTCTTATTGTTATGACATAGTTTTCTCCTTTGTATTCAATATCTAAATCTCTTTCGGGATTTTTATCAAACCACATACCCCTACCAATGTCATTTATTTGTTTATGTTTATCAATAAAGTCTTCAAATATTTTACTCAATTTTAATATATTACACTTCATATCTGCTTATACTCCTTCTAATGGTACACACAGGTTCTCCATGATAACCATTTATTTTATTTTTACTTATACATAGTGTTCTTATTTTATTTTCTAAATCACTATTAGCATTTCTACCTATACCAATAATTAAATCTGCTTCAGCTGCTTTACCAGTTTTAGAGTTTTCCATTTGATCAAATGAAATACTGTTTCTATTATGTGCATCAGCAGATGCTTGTGATATTGCAATCACTGCACAGTTTCTACGTTTGGCTATCTCCCTCACACTTGTATAGATCTGCCTTAATTTTTCATCTGTTCTAGCGTATGTACCACTAACATTTATTTTATCTAATTGATCTATAACTATTATATCTGGTTTATTTTTTTCACAGTGTGCATCTATATCTTCGATAGACCAATCAACTGTATCAAACATAAATATATTATCTTTTATATCACCCCAGTATTGCTGTGCTAATTGTTTATCAGCTACTATCTCTTCTCTATTCATTCCAGTGTAACAAGAGATTGCCCTAATCTGTGTTCTAATAGCAGGTTCTTCATTTATAAATGCATGTACCTTTGCACCTTGAGAACAGAAACCATCTGGCCCTGCACAAAGACTAACCCAGAAAGCAGTCTTACCAGTCTCTGGCCTTGCAAATGCAATCATAAGATTGCCACCACCTATACCTCCTACGTTTTCTTTTAGAACAGGTATATTAAATTTCCATTTAGTTGTAACATCTAATAACTCCATAACTTCTTCAATATTATTTGTGACTGCAGGATTTTTATCTTCACTAATATTTATTTTATGTTTGTCTATCATGCTAGTAATCTCTGCAAAGTTAGCCTGTTTACCATTAAATATTTCTGTGGCCTCAACTGCTATCCTTTGTGCAAGATCTCTATCAGATAAGATACGCATAATATCTTTTGCTATCTCTTTACTAGGTTCTTGTACTTCTTTAATATCTTCTACTAGCTCACTAAATTTTTCTTTCGCAGCTCGTGTTAATGCAGGATTAAATATTGTAGTATGTAGAGAATATAACTCATCAACTTTTATATCCTCCTCATACTTATCATGTGCTTTTTGTATCGTATCATACAGAGAACTTATATCCCCTGCAAATACAGTGGGGGATAGTGTACCTTTATACTGGGTATAAAATTTTTTATTAAGCATAAGCCTAATCATTTGTTTCTCAATCATCCTTTAATTCCTTTAATAAAATTTGATCTATCATTTCAGCTATTGATTGGTCTCTTTGATTCCAATCAGTTTTATTAGATTCCCATATATCATATTTCCACTCACGCCATTTATCTAATATATCTTTTTTCATTTGATCATTCATAAAACATTCTCCTTACTTGTTCTGTATCATAATATTTAAGATCATCTTCTAATGGTTTAACTATTATATTATCAAATCCAGACGATCTTAAATCTTTTGCCATGTCATACGCTTTTGTTGTAGCGTCTCTATCTAAACATATATATAAATTTTTATATGGTTGTAGGTGACTCTTGTGTAATGCTTTTAACTTCGTACCCATAATTGCTATGCCAGTTAATACATTTGATACTGCACAAGCTGATGGGCAATCCTCTACAATTACTGCATCGTTACACTCCCCACATTTAAATGGTACATCTTTGTTACCATACATATACCACTTTGGGTAATCATTTTTATTTAGTGCTCTACCAACTGCACCTACTATCTTGTGTGAATGTCTATTCTTTATTAGAAATACAACTCTATCTTGCTTCACATCGTATTTAAAATCTGCTCTACCCCAAGACCAAGACTCCCAACAATTATTATTTGATAACCAACGCATGGCCTTTTCATTTGAGTATATAGATTGAAAACTATCTGGTATCTTAAATTCTATATCTTCTATGTGTAATGATTTATTTCCATGAAATACTCTTTCAACGTACTGCATATTCTTTTCCCCCTCTTGTTTACCTTTTGCGTTACATGATGCATGAAAGCAATACCACCCTAATTTATTTTCAGTTGTATCTATAGACAGTGTGTTTCTTCCGTTACAGAATGGACAATCCATTCTTGTTTGAGTATCTGGTGGTATGCTTAAACCTTTGATAACTTCTAATTGCTGTCTATAATTCAACCTGCACTTCCTCGTATGTAATTAAATATCTATCTGTTCTTACAAAATCATTTTGCTCAACTTTCATTAAGTTGTGATTCAGATAGTAAGCTACGTTATTTTCTACCTTTTCTATTGTCGGCTCTTCCTCGAATGGAATTATTGCTACTGCCTCTATTCCTAACCCTGTTAATCTTACTTTGTATTTTTTCATTGTATATTCCGTTATCATACTTTTTACTATTTGTCAAATCATATTCTCTGTTAGCCTCTGCAAGAGTCATATGTCGCAACCTATAACCTTTGCTCTTTAACTCTTTTATCTTTTGTGGTGACCAGTAATACATCTTCCTCCTTATATTTTTTATACCACTTAGTATCTCTGCCATTTTGTTTACACCAGTTGTAATGATTTTCTAATATTGTTCTTGCTTGATGTCCGTGTCTTAACCTCATAGTTTACCCTTTCTCGCTTTTCTAGTTATGTATGGTAGCTTTACAAGTTTATTGCATTGAGTTTTTTTCTTACTAACCCAAGCTATGAACACATGGTTGTCATGATCTTTAGGTTTACCATCATATTTAATTAGTGCTTTCTTTAAACTTCTAGCTTCTATTATTTTTTTATCTCCATCGTTTCTTAAAAATGTATACTCTCTCATAGTTCCTCCCTTATATATCGTTTGAGTTCTTTGTCTTCTACATTATCTGGTATCTCATGCTTGTAAAATATTCTATAGCTGTCACTACCATACTTACCAATACCATGTAATTGTGTTGCATCTTCTCCATCCCATCTTAAATAATCCTCTGACATTCTCCAGATCCTTTGGGCCTTAACATTATGCATACCCAAAGTTTTAATCATCTTTGCTATCGTATCTCTGTCAGATTGTAATAATGAAAAAGGCCCTGGAAATTTTTTAAAGAATGCAGGTAATACTTGCTTTACTTTTTTACGGCCTGTCTGGTTTAAACATATGACACCCACCATGTGTTGCCATGCATTATCTACTTGTTGCTGTACCATTAAATCATCTCTCATTTTTTTAGTTCTATCCCATCTGCCTCTAGTTTGTCTAGTGCATTTAATCCCTCAACAATACCTTGTGCTGTATAAATATTATCACAGAAACAAACTACATTTTGTTTTCCGTTTTGTAAATCAAACATCACTGCATTTTTTTTGGCATAATAGTTACCTCTAAAAGTTTCAATATCTAACTGGCCTTTTGTTATACCATTACTTGCCTCTACGAAATCAATTAGATTTTTTAATGACTGCTCAATATCTTTTGACATGACATCTTGATAATCATTTATTATACTTCGTATCTCTACAACTATATTTTTTATCATTTTAATGTTCCTTATAACTTACTTGTTTAACTCTACGATCCCAACAAGCACGACAATCTTTACACTCCCCATCTTGTTTATACGCTGGGCATACTCTGCCTATTGGTTTTTTATCTTTGTGTACACCAGATGTCCACTTCCAAAATGTAGGTGGCTTACTATCTACTTTGATTGCTGATACACGCAAACATAAATTTTTTGGTACGTCTTCTTGTTTAATATCTTTTATGAACTGATACTCTCTTGTGGCCAACCAGTATCTTATATGTGGTGTTAACTCACACACCTCGAATATCTTCATCATATGTGCAAATGATTGTATGTCTCCTGAGTCAAACCACCTGTGGTATCTCTTTGATTTTGTTAGGTTTTTATACTTTAAGGTCAATAGTTCTGCCATATAATCTACCCACTCTGGTAATTTTATTGCCTTACGTCTTATCTCATGTGCGTCATAAACATTTCTAAAAGCATAATGGCCTTTAAGTGCATAGCATTTATTACAGATAGTGCCAGGTATCTTTGCTAATTTACTACCTGTCACGCATTTCTTAGCTGATATACCCCACGCATACGAGGGCATCTTACTGGGATTTGATAGTGTACCTATCTTACCTTCTATTAATTTTAATCTTGATTTCATATCTTCCATTCCAATCTTCTTATTGCAAACCTTAACTCATCTTTAGTTAGCAATCCTGACTTCCATCTACCAGATAATTTATTATATAACTTTTGTATATGATCTCTAGTTGTGCCAACGTAGTCACAAGTTATAGCACAGTCATTTGTATAAAACCAGTTTCTTGCTCTTTGTACTTCTGCCAAAGATAAGTTGTGGCCCATACCTAATTCAAAGGCATCTTCAAATTTCTGCTGAATAACTGCAATCCATATCTTCTCTTCTGGAGATCTTGTTCTTGTTTCTGTAACTGCTTTTTCCATAATACCTCAATAACATAATTTTTTTCTTTGGTCAACATGACGCATTGAATTTTCATTGAATCTATGATAAGATACCCTGTCGTTGCAGGGGGGGTTAGTATATACCATTACTTATTAAATTTATTTATTATCTTATACGCTATGATGGCCCCTATAAATAGGCAAATCATATTGTAGGCAAACATGCCTAGGCCATAACTTAATGTAATCATACTAATGTAAAAACTTTAAACCAAACTTAGCGTTGATTTCTTTTGTACTCATTAATATTTTTAGATGATTAAACTTAACTCTCTCGAACATAAATATTCTACTGCTGTTATCATCTTTTATTTTTTGTATCTTGTATATCTTTTTACCTACACTAAACCATAACAATCTAGATACAGGAATATTCCTCGGTGCTTTTTTAACAAGGTCATGCACAAGTATATTCTCATCTGGGTTTGTGGTTCTCTTCTTACCTTTACGTTTATACATGGTGCCATCTAATTGTTTCCAAGTTTTTCTGTGTTTCAAATCAAACTTACCCACCCTGTAGCTACCATCTTTTTTTATAAATCCTGCTCGGATCTTCTTAGCTTTGGTTTGTGTCATCAGTGTTATAATAAAATCTGANACCTTACCATGNTGTATATCTGCGTATATCATNTTTACTCCGTTGATTAATTTTAAAGGGTGGACACATAGTCAGCTGACTATCTTCTAGTGATGCTATCACATAGCCCACCCCCCTTTTTGGGCCATAGTTAATTAACTTATAGTGATGCTCATCACATGGCCCCCTTGATCTGCAAAGTATTGTTAAACAGCCATTACAAAAAAAGGGCAACCAAGTCTCCCTGGTTACCCTTTAGTTATAACACTTAAGATTGAGTATGTCAATCCATCTTGATAGGATCTACCTCTGGCTTTTGTAACTCGGTCTGTGGTACAGGCTGAGTAGTCGGTAAGACTAATCTATGCTTGACCCACGTTGCCACGTCACTGTTCCAATAGGTAAAGGCCTCATGCAATTTTCTTATCTGATAGTTCATCTTTTGGGTAGGTTTCCCATCATTCTCAATCAGAGCAAGAATATTAATCGCATGTCTACGTACAGTTCTCTTCCACTTTAACTCGTGGGTAGTATCAACTGTAGGTGTATCGTGTGTTGTTGCTTCTATGTTTTCTAACGACATATGTGTTTCCTTCCTTTAAAGTAATTACACAGTACATTAAATAATTGTATAGGTCAAATAAAAAACCCCCCTGTATTTCTACAAGGGGGTGTCTTTTTAACTAAGAGGGATAAAAAGATTCTTAAATTACATAACCATTATACCACGCTACTAGATAACTTAACGTGGCCATGATTGCAAAATATATTAATAGCCAATAGAAGTCTCTCATACTAATTTAAAAGGGTAGTAATCCCCATAACTTTTGAGCATAAATAAAAGTGTAAGTTCCAACCACTTCTACTTTATACAATATCCAAGACATAGTTTTCCTCCATTTAATTGTTACTGTTACGGGCTAATGCCTTGGCATCTTGTACAGCATGTACATACTATACTCGAAGTTTGTATCCAAGGCATAGGGTTCAAACAACTTTGGGGTTCATTAATCGTACTAACCAAAGTCTCGCAGTAGGTGTTTCATGTTGCAACTACCCACCCCCTATCCAAGCAGTTAAGCTATACTAATCTTCCTGAC